AGGTGTTATATATGCTGGATTCGATATACTGGATACACCTAGAGGTAGAATTCTAAAAACTTTACTTGACTACGGTTCCGTTTTAGGTGTTTCGAGTAGAGGACAGGGTGATATAATTAATACACCCGAGGGTGAAAAAGTAGACCCTGACACATATGATTTTGCTTGTTTTGATGCTGTCTTAACACCTGCTGTAGAAAAAGCACGTCAAAGTGTTGTAGAATCCACAGCAAAGACTAAGGTAAAGAAATTTACAGAGTCTATTAAAAAACAGATTGAAGAGGCAGAAACAATTGGTGACCTAAACGCTATCAAAAAGGTAGTAGAGGTAACACAATCCGCTGAAGCAGATTCCTTATTGGAATCTATTCAAAATAAATGCAACGTCATTAAAGATGGTAAGACTATTACATCGAATGAAGAGACAGAGCAAACTACACCCAATGACACTACTGAAGGGACTGTACTTGAATGTGTTTCAACAGTTGAAGAGACGTCAGCTAACACTATTAGGGACAATAGAGAGCTTTTCCGTTGTTTAAACAATATGCGTAAACAAGTTGCCGCATACAAGTTTAGAGAGTCCAAGATATTAAAGGTAGTAGAATCAAGGGATAAGTCAATTGCAAAACTTCAAGAAGAATTAGACGTTCTAAAATCTGTAAGAACTACAAACAGTAGATTACAGAAAGAGAATAGAAACCTTGTAAATGCTAATAAAGCAAAGGTTACTAATCTCGAAAATGTAATTTCCACACAAGATACTAAAGTACAGAAACTTCATAATTGTATTCAGGAACAAAAACAACTTATTGATTCTATTAATAAGAAGTTAACTGAATCTGAGGATACAATCGACAAGTTAGAGAAGATAGTTGCTAAGAAAAATGCTACTATAACATCTCTTAAAGAAACTATTAGCACTAACGAAATTGAACTTTCTGATTTACGTAACGAAGTGCAAGATTACACAAACCAGTTAACTGAATGTCAGAATACTATTACAGAGTTAGAATCTAATATAAGTAATCTTAACGAACAGTTATACACACTACAATCCAATATTACTATAACAGAACAAGAGTCTGATACTAATAGTAAGAAAATGGAATTAGAAATTAACTCTTATTCAGGTTTAGTTGACGAACTACACGAAAAGGTATTAAACCTCGAAGGTAAATTAAGTGAATCCACAACAGTTAAAAACAAGCAAAATGCTAAGATAAAACACTTGGTAGAGCAGCTTGGAATGTATCAACATAATTATGTTAATACCAAATCTAGACAGTTGGGAGTAGACCCAAATGCTGTACAGAAGTATATAACTGAAGATACTACTGTTACACAAATAAATAAACTGGTGGAAGATTTACAAAAGACTAAGGATAGATATGCGAAACTTCCTATAAGTGAACAAACTCCTAAAGGTGTTTCCATAAATCCTGATAATATAAAAACATCCACACCTGAAGAGGATAAATTAGCAGCCTTTATTGAAAATGTTGCTCGTGGATGATTAGATTTACATTATAATTATGTAAATATTGCTCATACGATATGATTTTTATAATCATAATAAATGGTAACTTTATAATTTAATATGAAAGGACGATAAAATTATGGCTAAAACTATTACAGCTGAGGCTATTCTTAATACTCCTCAGAATCAGCTGAACCTTAAGAAGTACGATTCTAGAATTAGAGTAGCAGAGAATGTTCAAAAGAAGCTTGGTAAGACAATGGGCTTTGAGAAGAAGGTAGCACTTGCTACAATGCTTGAGAACACAAGAAAGATACTTGAGGCTACGAACAGTTCTAACATTCCTTCGAAGACTTTCTTCATGGATATGATTACAGGTGTTGTTCCTAACCTTATTGCTTCTGACATTGTTTCTACACAGGCTATGGAGTCTAAGGCATCTATCGTTTCTTACCTCCGTTACAACTACGGTACAGATAAGGGCGCTACTGCTGCTGGTACAATGTTTAACAACAGCCTTTACACAGGTAAGTCTGACCCTAATTACTCTTCACGTTTAATTGTTGACGAGCAGGTTCTTGACAGCGTTAACTTTGAGTATTCACCTATCCTTCCTGCAACTGTTGTTCTTACACTTCCTGATAACACTACACTCATTGATAATGGTGCAGGTGCTATTGTAGACCCAACAACTTCTGCTAATGAGGGTACTATTAACTATACAACAGGTGCTTTCTCTTGTGCTAAGGCTACAGAGGGTACAACTGCTAGATACGAGTACAATAACGAGCAGGTTCCGGACCTTAAGGTTCCTGAGATTACTATTTCATTAGCACAGATTCCTCTTTATGCAAAGAGCAGAAAGCTTGCTGCTTACTGGGGATTTGATGCTGCATATGACCTTAAGCAGCAGTATGGTGAGGACATCACTGATATTATGGCTACACAGGCTGCAGCAGAGATTTCTTATGAAATAGATACGGAAATCGTAAATGACCTTGTAAGACTTGCTGGTGCTGGCACTGAGCTTTCTTGGAACAAGATTCCTCCTACAGGTGTAAACATCATTGACCACTATGACAGCTTCTGGGTTAAACTTACAGAGGGTGCAAAGATTGTATTCCAGGAAACACAGAGAGTTGAGCCTAACTTCCTTGTTTGTGGTACTAACGTATCCGCAGTAATTGAAGTTATGAGAAACTTCGATGGTACTGGCGCTGTTGCTGGCGTTGCTGGTCCTCGTTTCATTGGTACACTCGGTGGTAAGTATAAAGTTTACACTGTACCGCTTATGGATGCTGACACATTTGTAATGGGTTATAAGGGTTCTAACTTCTTGGAAACGGGTTACATTTATGCGCCCTATCAACCTGTATTAACAACTGACATTCTAATGCCTGCAGACTTTAGAGGACAGCAGGGTTATGCTACAAGCTATGGTAAGAAAATGGTCAATAGCAAAATGTACATAAGAGGAAAGATTGTTGGTTAATTAGTACAGCAGGTAGTGCTGTATAGCAATATACAGTAAAGTGACATTTGTGAATTCAGGGAAACTCCTAAAGATTTAACTACCAAGCTTATGTAGTAATATATAAGTGGACGAACTAATTACTCGTGTATGGTAACAAGGTTAAATATGAACAATGGAAAACCACTGAGCCAAGATTCCTATGTATGACAGCTTACAAACATAGTTTATTAGGAATAAGGTGCAACGACTATTCCGTGGCTGGAAGTAGTATTCAAATGAATACGAAGTGCAAATGGACTATATATGTGTTTTAAAACTATATTGGTAGCGTGATATAGTATAGTGTATATAGCTTATGATATAGTCTGGGCTTAGTTATTACGAAACATAACCTACTCAATAAGTAGCTCGAAAGAGTAAGCAATTCTATATTGACAAACTGTAATAAGAGAGGATTATATTGTGTATGAAGTGTTTAATATGTAATGAAGAATTTTGTAATAGACAAAAATTTGCGTATCATTTAAATACGATACATAATATAAATATACAAGATTATAAACTTAAATATAAACCCGATAAAGATACTAATTTATTAGAATGTCCAATATGTGGTAAGTATAATATGAAACAGTTAACACAACATATAACTGATATTCATAAACTTACCAAAGAAGAATTTTTAGCACAGTATCCAAACACTAAGTTATGGATAGATGAAATAAGTATAAGATGTGCTAAAGCACAAAGTATTGGAATGGAAACATTTAGAAATAATCTTAAACAAGACCCACATTATTACGATGAAATGTATGTTAAAAGAGACTTACATCGTAATAAAGCAGAAATTGCAGACAAAATAAGACAAACCCGTATAGAACGTGGGACAAACGAAAAAATGTCCACAAGAATTAAAAAGATGTGGGACAACGAAGATTATAGAAAAATGCAGGTAGAAAAAGCTAAAAAGCAACATGAAAATGGACTTACAGAAATAATAGCTAAGAATTCGGGAAGAAAAAGATATCCAGTTACATTAAATAATGTTACATATAGTATGCGTTCCAATTGGGAAGTACAATTTGCTACTTTCTTATCTGAACATAATATAGAGTTTAAATATGAACCATTTACTATAAAATACACTTATAAAGGGCAGGAAAAAGTATATTACCCAGACTTTTATATAATTAAAAGTGGCTTGGTAATAGAAGTCAAACCCTTAGACTTATGTAACGACGAAAGAGTTATTGCTAAGAAAATAGCAACAGAATCTTTAGGATACAAGTTTATGTTTATAACAGAAAATGAATTATCTAATTTAGATAACATACAGTTTGAATGATATAGAACGTAACAAAACCGATGCCTATCCTGACCACAGATATTCTTATGCCAGCTGACTTTAGAGGACAGCAGGGCTATGCTACATCTTACGGCAAGAAGATGGTTAATAGCAAGATGTATATCCGTGGTAAGATTGTTGGTTAATTTATAACAACAATTAATACTTGCCTAAACAATTAAATAAACAAGTACATAGTTCTATATTAGATTATAGAACTATGTACTTAAATTTAATATGACATTAAAAAATATTATATTGAAAGGGTTGAATTTTAATGGCAACAGTTAAAATTACTAATACACTGACAACAGTTATTGCTGGAGCTACTGGTGTAGAGGCTGTTATTAGTCCTACTGGTATTACTAAGCCTTGCACTCCTATTCAGGAGTATGTTGGCGATATGGCAACTATTGTTGATGGTACACTTTTAATTCCTGCTTACAATAAGGTGCAGATGCTTTCAATTCCTGTTGGCTCTTACATTACCTTTGAGGTAACTGAGCCTAAGGAGATTAATTACTGGGAGAACATTCATGTAGAGGGTGCTCAGATAACGGTAACAAACGGTATTACAACATTCGTACCTGTTGTTACTTACACACTTCTGACAGAAGAGCCTGCTGATTGGGCAACAAACTACAAGAACTACTTTACAAAGAGTGGCGATGAGTATACTGAGGTTACTGGAGAAACTGCTCCTACATTTGCTGCTGAAACATATTACAAGAAATCTGAGACTAAGTGCCCAACTAATAACGTTTGAAACTAAGTTATTAACCGTGTAAAAGAGTACAATGCTCTTTTATAAATGCGGACGTAGCCGGGTGGAGTCATCCTCCGCTCCATCCGGTGAACCGCTATTTAAACTTACAAAGGAGAA